TACTCAGGGTAATATTTTGAGAATGGTTAGTAAAAAATTACAATTAATATACGAATCAGATAACTAATTTATACTGATTATGGATAAGAGAAAAGAAAATAAAGGTACTATAGGAAACAAAGGAGGTCGAAAGCCTTTAGCGGTTGAGTTAAAAGGTGTTGATTTAGCAAGCCCACACGTAGAAGATTCATTCAGAGTTATTGCTGAAATAATGCGCAACCAAGAATCAAATACAAGAGATAGAATTGCAGCAGCTAAAATATTAATCGAGTATGGTTGTGGTAAACCAAAAGAAACGGTTGAGACTACCCACAACATTAACAACTTTGATTTGAAAGACGTAATAAGATTTGATAACACTAAACAGCAAATACAGCCCGTTGTTTGAAAATGAAACTAGATATTTCATAATAACAGGAGGGAGAGGTTCTAGTAAATCATTCGGGGTTGGTACATTTACCAACCTTTTGTCTTTTGAGTCGGGGCATAAAATACTATTCACAAGGCAGACAATGACTTCAGCGCATTTGTCTATCATTCCAGAGTTTCAAGAAAAGATTGATTTGATGGGTCTAAATCCATACTTCAATATAAACAAATCCGAGATTAAAAACAATCAATCGGGAAGCGAAATAATTTTCAGAGGGATTAAAACAAGCTCGGGAGATCAAACAGCTAATTTAAAATCATTACAAGGTGTAACCACTTGGATTTTAGACGAAGCTGAAGAACTTACGGACGAGCTTACCTTTGATAAAATCAATTTATCTATTCGACAAAAGGGAAAACAAAATAGAGTTATATTAATTCTTAACCCTGCTACAAAAGAACATTGGATTTATAAAAGGTTCTTTGAAGATATGGGAGTTCAGGAGGTTTTCAATGGGATTAAAGATGATGTAACTTACATACATACTACATACTTAGACAACATTGATAACCTAGACGACTCTTTTATTAATGAAGTAGAAAGGATTAAGCAATCAAACCCAAATAAATACAAGCATCAAATACTCGGGGGTTGGTTAAACAAAGCGGAGGGTGTTGTGTTTACCAATTGGAGGATAGCACCGTTTGAGGAACATTCTAAACCAGTATTCGGACAGGATTATGGTTTTAGTATCGACCCTACCACATTAGATAAATGTTCGATAAACAAAGATAAAAAGCAAATATTTGTAAAAGAGTGTTTTCACAAGACAGGACTTACTACCTCGCAAATTCATATCGAAAACTCACACTATGTTAGCAGGGAATTAATCGTAGCGGACAGTGCAGAACCTCGCCTTATTTCAGAATTAAAATCGAGAGGGTTAAACATAAAAGGGATTGATAAACCAAAGATTATAGATAGAATTGCGTTGTTGCAAGATTGGGAAATAATAGTTGACCCCGAAAGCATAAATGTAATTAAAGAGCTAAACAATTACGTATGGCACGATAAGAAAAGTCAGACCCCTATCGATGATTATAACCACCACTTAGACCCTATAGGTTATGTGTTGTGGGATTTGATAGGCAAACCAAATAAAGGCAAATACACTTTAGGATAAAATTGTTATATAGTTATGAAGATTACGATACCAGAGAATTTAAACGAAATCACTTTAGAACAGTTCTTGAAATTCAAGAAAGTAATTAGTGCGCCCGATATTACAGATGAAATCTATCAACTTGCAGTAGTTACGATATTTTGTAAGCTAAAAGTCGAAGAAGCTAGAAGCATTGCGATTTCAGACTTCAAAGACATCTATGCTAAGTTAATTGAAGTACTGAACCAAGAGCCACAATTTGCGCAAAGGTTTACAATATTCGATAAAGAGTTCGGATTCATTCCTAACCTAGATGAAATAACAGCAGGAGAGTATATCGATTTAGACAAATACGGAGCAATGGAAGATGGTTACTTAGATGTAATGGGAATTTTATTTAGACCAATTACAAATAAAGTAAAAGATACGTATTTAATTGAAAGGTATGACAGTCCCGATAAGTATTTAGACCATATAAAGAATATGCCTTTAGGAGTTGCCTTAGGTTCTAATGTTTTTTTTTACAATTTAAGCAAGGATTTATTGAAAGCTACCAAGACCTATTGGGAGGAGTTAGTGACGAGCGAGGGACTAGAAGTGGTTTCGGAGATAAATGGGGATGGTATCAATCAATTTACACAGTTACTGGAGGAGACCTTACAAAGTTTGACGAAGTTCTCGAGTATTCAGCACACAAGTTTATGACGTTTTTAGAGTTCAAAGTTGACCTAGCAAGGGAAGAACAAAAATCAATAGCAAATGAATAGTTTTTACATAGCAATCGAATTTTTAAAAGACTTGTTTTTGAACGACCCACTTGTTCACACAGTTTGTCACGGTTCAGTCTCGGATATTGACCTGGATAAAAAAACAATCTATCCTTTGGTGCACATAACTGTAGGGGAAACAACCTATTTGCAAGGGTATATTGCGCATCAATTTACCGTTCATTGCTTAGACCAACGAAATATATCTAAAGTAAAAAGTGTTAATAAATGGATACGAAACGACAACGAATTGGACAATTTGAACACGTGCGCAGCTGTATTGTCAAAAGCTATTTTAAATTTAAAACAACAGTACAACGCACAAGAAATTGAACTGAACAACGAACCATCTTTGCAGCCGATAGAGTTCGCATTTACTAACACCCTAGATGGTTGGGTTACCGAAATCAATTTAAAAGTTCCTAATAACATATCGGTATGTTAGATAAAGAAAATACAAGAAAGACATTGATAGAGTTTGATAAATATGTTATCAAACAAGCTAGGACAAACTTGACTAAAAGCGATAGAAACGTGAGCCGTAAGCTATACAATTCGTTTGATTATAGCGTTAAGGCTTCACAGAATAGTATTGAGAATAGTATATCAATGGAACAGCACGGGCAGTTCTTAGACTTAGGGGTAAAAGGTGCGATTAGTTCAGCGAAAGCACCAAACAGCCCGTTTAAGTTTGGAAGCGGTACGGGCAAGAAAGGCGGATTAAGCAAAGGTATATTTGAATGGGTAAAAGCTAGACGCTTCCAATTTAGAAATAAGAAAGGTAAGTTAATGAGCTATGAGCAAACCGCATCAACAATTACAAGGTCGGTTTATTTAAAAGGAACAAAGCCTACGTTATTTTTTACCAAGCCTTTTAACAAAGGATTCGAGAGATTGCCAAATGAATTAAACGAAGCGTTTGGATTAGATATAGAGAAGTTTTTAAAAAGCACACTAAAAAATGGTTAGAGAGATACATTTCAGATTCACAGGACTACAGTCCAATGGAGATAAATTTAAGATTAATATTATTTCCAACTCGCAGTTTTTCAATGCTTCTCCAGAGTGGACTTTTAAAACTTCTATTTCAGCATCGAACGATATTTTAATAGGGGCTACTTCTGCTGAAACTATTTTTAATTTTCAAATAGCTTTATCGGCTTGGGTTGTGAATAACGCTCAATCTTTTATAAAAACCATAGCCCAACCAAACGGAGTTGATTTTGTGATAACAACAGAAGATGTTGATAGTTCTACCATTTCAAACACGTCAGACTTATTCATCGAACACACTACAACGGTTAGTCCAACGGTTTCAGATGTGAACTATATTCTATCTAGGTCAACCTATTTTATTGATGTACAGCCTACAACTAATTTTGACAAAGCAAATTTACTTTTAAAAGTATGGCACGGAGATAAAGTAATCGATAAACCTATTTTACCTAATTATAATCTTTCTAAATTAGTAGTCATTGCTGGGCAGACTAACATAACATTCGATATTCATAAGATTGTAAATGACTATGTAAAAAATAGACTAAGCGAGTTCGGACAAACACAATCCGCTTTTACAACGTCGATACTGGATACCGTTTGGATCGAGGCACAAATAACCGCATTGTACCAAGACATACCGCTAGGTACAATCACAAAGACCTATTTAGTGTTGGACGGTTACGGGTATCATCAAGAGGGTTACAATCCAATAGTATCGGGGTCGGTACTAAATAGCATTGACAAACACATTGTGTACGAGGGTCAAGATTATCCTATTTATTTTAAAACGTTTGGATTAACTCAAATAATTGTAAATGGCGTGACAGTTCCATTTACTTTTAGTGATACATTGAATAGCCAAAAGATAGCCTATGTCAATATTGAAGCTTTTTTAAACACAAACCAAAAATTCACAGCAATTTTCACATACGGGACAAGTGTATATACGCACAATATCGAGGTAAAAAGTTCGTGCCGCTATCCTTTTGTGAATTGTGTATTCAAAAATAAGTTTGGCGTATGGCAATCTATGCCTTTTAATCTAGTAAGTAGAAAGAATATCGATGTCGAGGGTTCGGAGTTCCAGCCGTTCGTTAGCAACTTTGGCAGATACAATGTAACAGACCACAACTTTAGAACGTATAACCTAAATGGGCGTGAAAAGATTTCGTGTAATACTGATTTCATTCCGGAGAATTACGTAAATGTAATGCAGGAATTAATGCTATCGGAGCAAGTCTATTTACAAATTGATGGCGATACAATTCCAGTTAACAAAAGCACAAAATCTTTGAGCAAGAAAACAAAAGCAATAGACAAACTAATTCAATACACTATTGATTTCGATTACTCATTCAAAATGATAAACCAAATTGTATAAATGGACGTAGCTATCTACATAAAAGGTCAACGATTAGACTTGTTCAATGATGAAAATATTTATCTGAACCTAAACGCTAAAAACCTTTCGGACATTTCTAGTATCATTGCGGACTTTTCGCAATCATTCAGCGTGCCAGCATCGCCAAACAATAATAAGATTTTTGAGTATTGGTATAACAGCGATGTCGATGGAAGTTTCAATGCTAACATTCGCCAAGAGGCTTACATTGAAATTAATACGTTGCCTTTTAAGTTTGGTACGATGCAATTGGATAACGCTATTTTAAAAGATGGACTAGCCAATAGCTACGCAATTACTTTTTTCGGTAAGGCGGTCAACTTGACTGATTTGTTTGCAGATGATTTGTTGTCTAGCTTAAATTTTACAACATTCAACCATCCTTACAATTCCGCTACTGTATTGCAAGCGATGAACTCGGACAGCATAAACGGTGGCGATATTTACTATCCTTTTATCAACGCCAATAACGATATGAGCATCGGGACGAACGACGCAAAGGATTTAATAAATGCATCGAATACTATTGTTTATACGGATTTTAAACCAGCTATAAGATGCATTAGAATAATCGAAGCAATCGAGACTAAGTATGACGTGAAGTTTACACGTGATTTCTTTGATAGAGCAGTATTTTACAATTTGTTTTTTTGGTTGCACAAAGAAGCAGGCTCGTTAAAAGCCTTTGGAAATAAGGTAGATGTGAATATTACTGATAATAAAAGTGTTGACGGTTTTTTGTGGAATGCCACAACAAACACGGTAACTTACAACGCCCCAAGCGGCACAAGGATTAGTAGACAATTAACTATACAGGTAACCCCACAAGCGGGATTTGAAACGATACCATACATTATTGAAATTTACAACAATGGCAGCCTTTATTCAACAAACGAGGGTCTAGGTATTTCGTCAGCGGTTATAAATCAAACAGGAGATAATGTAGTATCGTTTAAAATATCTAGCTCCAGCTCATTTAATTTCACAACCAAGTTAACGAGTAAGAGACGGGAAACATTCTACCTAGCAGGAGTTAACAACGATTACGAAGATAGCTTCACACCTTTACAATCAATCACAAGCACGTTGGATGTTGCAAGTCAATTCCCTGAGATGAAAGTAAAAGAGTTTCTTAATTCTTTGATTTCAATGTTCAATCTAATCATAAAGTATGACAATGACAAGTTCATTGTGGACACTTTAGACAATTGGTATAGCAAAGGTAAGTCCTACGATATAACGCAATTAGTTGACGTTTCAGATATTAGGGTAAAAAGACCCGATGTAAAGAAACAAATAGAATTTATGTACAAAAAGACAGGAGCAATTCTAGGCGAACAATATCAGATAAAATACAACGTAGGATATGGCGACCTAAAAGTAAAGTACAATGTTGACGGTCAAGATTTAAAAGTTGAGGCTATAACTGAAAATATGTTATTTGAACGTTTGCAAAATGAAGCAACAGGAGATTTATCGGATGTGCAAGTAGGATTTTCAATAGACAAAAACTTAAAACCGTATAAAGGAGCGACTTACTTATTCTACAAGAACGGATACGTTTACAGTTCAACTCCTTTAAAGGTAAAACCTACTGGGTCGTTCACTAAAATACAGCATACAGCAACAGAGGACAATATCGACTTAGAGCAAGTAACCAATTCATTAAACTTTGGGGCGGAAAATAGTACATTCTTTTTAAATCCAATCCAAAGAGGGTTGTACTTTAATTTTTGGAAGACATATATAGAAGATTTGTACAATAAAAAGACTAGGATAATAAGTTTTAAATGCAAAATACCAGTAAACATTCTGTATCAATTACGATTGAATGACCGCTTTATTGTGAATGATAAAAAATACAAAATATCAACCGCAAAAGTTGACCTTACAAATTACGATGCAGATGTAGAGTTGTTTTCAGACTTTTCAAAACCTTTCGACTCGGTAGAAAATCTAATACCTATTACAGTTGACAGAACTGACATCACGGCTGACAATTCGTTACTTACGGTTGATAGAGTATCGGAGTACGACCCCGTTACAAGTTACACAACGAACGGACTATCTGCAAATAATTATTTAGGCACAGCAAGTCAAGAACACTTCGAGGTTAAGGTAAGCGCAAATACTACTTGGTCAATTGCAAAGGTTAATGTAGGGAATGGAACTTCTTGGTTTACTTGTAACAAGTTTGTAGGCGACAAGTCCGATTACATTAGAGTAACACTCTCAAATAATACAGCATCTTATAGAGAGGCTATTTTAAGAATGACGGTCGGTGGGGTCGATTATGATTTACTAATTCAACAGCAGAACTAATGATAACAAGAATTATAGATTTACTAAAATCAAACGAGTGGGTAAACGTATCGGAAACGGTAGAAATAGCCAAAGGTAAAAATGAACTAGCAAAGGATTTGAAAAGTATTAAAAATAAAACCAAAAGAATATGGCTGTCGAAAAGATTGTAAACATACAAGTAAACGAGGTCGGCATTACTGACATAAACAAAAAAGTTAACGAGCTAAATGCTAACGTTGAGGAAACAACAAAGGCGGCTAAGGAGTTATCTAAGGCAACTAATGGCGATAATGGAACGGCAACTAATAGTATATTCTCACAGCTAAAAGACGGGGCGCAAAAACTTGTGCCAGCCTTAAAAGGTGTAGAAAGCGGTCTTATTGGCGTATCAGCCAGGATGTGGGACTTAGTAAAAAACCCAGTTGGTTTAGTCATTGCTGGGGTGGTGGCGTCTTTGAAATTTTTGTACGAGGCTTTTCAAAGCTCGGTAGCGGGCGGTAAAGAAATAAAAGCCGTTTTTGCTGGAGTTTCCGCTGTAGGCACTCAGGTAAAAGATGCTGTTTTTGGATTAGCTAGGTCTTTCATAGATGTATCGGCTGCTGCTTATAAGTTCATTACTTTGGATTTTAAAGGTGCTGCTGAAATGATGAAGAAGGCTAACAAAGAAGCATCTACATCTTATAATCAATTGTCTAACGCAATTGACGGGACTACTTTTTCAATCGTTAGAAACTTAGAAAAGCGTCAACAAGCAAATGACAAAGCTAGAAAAATGCAAGACGTTGTTCAGTCCGAAACTAACAAATTACTTGTTCAGTCTAGGGAAATTTTAACAGACGAAACAGCTTCTATCAAAGAAAAAGAAAAGGCATTGCAAGCGGTTACAAAGGCTGAAATGGCTTCGAGTAAAGAAAAGGTACGTGTCGCAAAAGAAGACTTAGATATTTTAAAAGAAAAAGCAAAAGCACTCGGAGGAGAAGAAGAAAAGAAAATGAAAGGGCAGATTCGTGAAGCTACTATTGCGCTTAATGAAGCCGAAACAGAAAACGCAATGACAGGCATTAAGCTGAACAAGCAAAAGAAAATGCTCCATCGTGAGGAATTAGCAATGATAAAAGAGATAGCAGATGCTAAAAAGGCAAAACAAAAAGAGTTAGACGATGCAGAAAAGATAAGAACAGATAAAATAAAGGAAGAAAGAAAGAAAGAATTAGAAGAATTAAGAGCTTTTAATTTAGCGAGATACCAAGGAGAAATGCAGTCTAAATTAGACGAAGAATCTAATAGAAAAGAAAGATTAGCCAACATATCTGCTGAAAATGATGCCATTGATGCTTTAGAACTTGAAAGAATTGAAAGACTTAAAAAGCAGCACGACCAAGAGCTATCAGACTTAGAAAAAGCAGAACAAGCCAAAGCAGAAGTAATAGCTATTGGAATCGATAACATGGAAAGCATTGGGCAAAGTATGCAAGTGTTGGCTGGAAAAAATAAGGCACTAGCTAAGGCAGGTCTTATAATTGAAAACGCAGCAGGGATAGCAAAGATTGTAATTAATACACAATTAGCGGCAACAAAATCCATGTCTACTTTCCCTGGTCCAGCAGGTATAGCTTTTGCAGCAGTAAATTATGCAGCAGGTGCTTTAAGCGTAGCCGCATCTATCAAAGCAACAGCAAACGCAATGAAAGAGTTAGGAGGTGGTAGTGCAGGTAGTGCTCCTTCTATTCAGAATGGAGGTGCAGGCGGTTCGAGTACAGCGCCACAATTCAACATCGTAGGTCAAAACTCAAATAACCAACTAGCACAAAGTATCGGAGCGCAACAGCAAAGACCTATCGAAGCCTTTGTAGTAAGTGGTAATGTTACGACAGGACAGCAAGCCGATAGAAATAGAATAAAAACCGCAACTTTTGGTTCTTAAAAAACACACTTTAAATAAAAATTGTTAATTGATTATGGAAACCTACAAAGTAATTTTTGACGAAAACGAAACAGAGGGAACTTATGCTATTAGCTTAGTAGAAGACCCTGCTATGGAGTCGCAATTTATTGCATTAAAAGCACAAGAACCTTTGCAACTTAAAACCATTGACGAAGAAAAAAGGATATTATTAGGGGCGGTATTAATTCCAGACAAACCAGTTTATAGAAACCAAAACGGTAGAGAATTTAACATTGTATTCCCAAAAAGTACTATTCGTTTATCAATGGAGTCTTTTATGAAAAAAGGCTATCAAAGAAATTCTAGTTTAGAACACAACGAAGAATTAAAGTTAAAAGACGTTGCTATTGTTGAGTCTTGGATTAAAGAAGATGATGTTAACGATAAATCTGTTTTTTATGGATTTGATGAGCCTATAGGTACTTGGTTTGTCGCAATGAAAATTGACAATCCTGAGGTATGGAGCGATTACGTTAAAACAAAAAAAGTAAAAGGATTCAGTATCGATGGCTTTTACAGTTTAGAGAGTATTAATTTAAAATCAAATAAAATGAATGTAGAATCTATTGTACAAGCTATCAAAGATGGTTTTGCTTCTTTGTCTTTGAAAAAAGAGGATGAGCCAATCACTTTAGGAAGCGTAAAAACAGCAGACGAAACAGTTAACATTCAATTTGAGGGCGAACAATTGACAAAAGGGTCAAGAGTTTGGTTAATTGCCGAAGATGGTTCTGAAATGCCATTGCCAGACGGTGACTACGTGCTCGAAAATGGAATGACTTTGACTGTGACTGGAGGTATTGCGGAAACAATGAATGAAGCAGCACTTGCTGAGGAAACTGCTCCAGTAGAAATGGAGGAAGCTAAAACAGTTGCCGAGCAAGTAGTAAAAAGCGAAAAGATTTCAAAAGAAATTTTCTACGCATTAGCTAAAGAGTTCGGAAAACAACTGCAAGAAGTAGAAACTAGATTATCGGCAAAGATTGACGAAAAGCTAGAAAAAGAAGCGGTTAGTTTAACAAAGACTAAACCCGCAAAAGACAAACCGTATGAAGAACTTACAAACTACGAAAAATTAAAAAGAAATAGAGGCGAGTTATGAGTAAAAAAATAAACCCATTCAGCGATGGTATTTCTTATGAAGATTTTGTAAAAGCATTAGGAACACAAAAAATAAAAGAATACCTAAAAGAGTTTGAATTATCTGAGGACGATTTAAACTGGTTAGAATCAGAAATCGAAAATTATAAAAACAATCTAAAAACCGAATAAAATGGCAATAGTATTTTCAGGCACAAAGTTGCCACAATCAGAATTACCAGAGATTCAAAAAGAAATCTACTCTAATTGGGGTACTTTTCGAGATATGGACGTAGACATCCAAGAGGGGCACAAGTCTGGTACAGAAGTTTATGAGTCAAAAGTGACCGTGAATATGGCGGCTTATTCAAGCGCAGCTATTACAGCAGGTGCGGACACTTTAAAAGTTGACCGTACGCCAGTAGTTACTACTAAAGTTCAATTCAAAGACGTAGTTGATTACAACGTGTTATTGGATACTCGTTTCGAGCGTTCAATGGCGGCAGGTGCATTTAATTTAGTATCCTCTGAATTTGATAACGCAGTATTACAGGATATTTCCCCAGCTATTTCAGCTGCAATGGAAAATGCGGTATGGAACGGAGCAACAGCCGCTAAAAAAACAGCTATTGCAGGTTTAACTCCAGCCGCTGGACAAGGTTCTATATCAGCTGGTGCGCAAACTTTAGCCGCAGCGATGCCTACTACTCTTTTTGACTCAATTCCTGCGACAATCCTACACAACTACTCGCAATCAAAAGTTGTTCCTGGTGCTGGTTTAGGAGACTACAAAAAAGTGTTATCAATTGCAGCGATTACAAGTGCAACAATTGCTGCAGAGTATTCTAAATTGTACGCTCAAATTGACCCTGTAATTATCGCTGATTTGAATAACCAACCAGTTATTTACGCACCATTAGCGCACAGACAGTTGATGAGAATTGCTAACAACGCAGTTGGTGCAGCTCAGCAAATTAACTTCTTATTTGAGTCTGATAAAAACGATTCAAAATGCTACTACAACGGAATTGAAGTAAAATTCAAGCCATTGGTAGGATTTATGATTGCCTCTCCTCCAAAATATTTGAAAATATTAATGGACTTGGCTTCTGACGTAAACGTTTTAGAAACAGGACAAATGGCAAACGGAGCAGAACAAATGTACTACGCTAACGTTCAGAATATTGCTACTTGGGTAACAAACCAAAGATATATCGTTCTTTACGGTGGATAATATTAACCTAACCGCCTATTAATTTAGGCGGTTTAAATCTTAAAAAATATGCCTTGTCAATTAATCACAAAAGGGAGAAAGTTAGCGTGTAAAGATGCAAGAGTAGGTATCAAGATGGTTGCATTTGCGCCTTACGTAGACACTACTTGGACTACTACGTTAAACGAGGTAACGGCAATCCCCGTAGCTATTACAAAGGTATTTCCTTATGAGGTAAAATCCGCTGGCAACAGTTTGATTGAAACCGCCACTGTAAATGCTGATAATAGAACGACTGAAATAAAAGCGGTTTTATCTTTGTCTTTGCAAAAATTAGGAAAAGAAAGCGAAGTAGAGTTGCAAGCCTTGCTTTATAGCCGAGTGTTAGCCTTTGTTTACGACTACAACGGGAACGTTCACGTAGTAGGGATAGATACAGGATTAGACGCAACCACAGGGGTTAAATCCACCGATACCAACGGATACACTGTTACTTTGGAAGCAATGGATAAAGTCTATTGTCCTTATTTATCTACAACAGCGATAACAGCTTTGAAAGCCTTGTATGATACTAATTTTGTAACCCCATAACGAAAGGAGACTCTATCTATTAAAAGACCGCTATACACAAGCGGTCTTTTTTTTAGTACAAAACCATTTTTTTTTGTTTATAAAGTATGAACGTTTTAGACCCTACCAACAACCCCTTACACTCGGTAACTATAATCCCTAGACTATATGTGTCTAGCGGTTCTTTATGGCTACGTAATGAGTTAAGAGACAAAGAAACTACAATTATTGTCAATCCAATAATCAATGGTAATTACTTGACTATTATTTTTAATTTGACAGTAAAAGAGGGCGAAAGTTACGAATATGAATTTAGAAAATTAGACGGTACCGTTATGTATCGTGGAAAAATATATTGCACAAGTCAAGCCGACTTACAAAATTACAGTTTATGAGCAAGATACATAGTATTCAGTTATCCAACTACGTACGACCTGAGGTAAAAGAAAATGCATCGAAAGAGTACGTAATGAATGGCGACAAGAACGCATTTTATAAGTACATAATTGACCGTTATAATGGTTCGCCAACTAACCGAGCTATTATAGACAGTTATTCCCAATTCATTTATGGCAAAGGTTTGATGAGTAAGCAACAAGAGATGAAGCCAGTTCAGTTTGCTAATGTAGTGCGTATTTTATCGAAAAAAGACTTAAAAGCAATTTGTAGAGACTACGAGATGTTTAGCGAAGCATCAATTGAGTGCATTTATAAAAAAGGACAGTTGGTATCGATGAAACACGTGCCTAAAAATTACGTGCTACCAAATAAACTAAATGAAGATGGCGATATTGAGCAGTATTGGTATTCAATGGATTTTAATAATCCTAGAAAATACCCTCCGATGCCTTTTGGTAATTGGAAATTAAACGAGGTAAAAGACGGTAGCCTTATTTATGTTATTTCAGATTATCAAGTAGGCAAAGTGTATTTTCCTGACCCATCTTATTTGGCTGGACTACCGTATGCCGAACTAGAAGAAGAAATAGCAAACTACTGTATCAATCATATTAAAAATGGACTATCAACGGGTTACGTTATTAATATGAATAACGGCGTTCCCGATGACGAAGAGTCTAAAAATCAAATAATTAGAGATACAAAAAACAATCTTACAGGATCTAGCAATGCAGGGCGTATCCTCTTAATGTTCAATGACAACAAAGAAAATGCATCCACAATCGAAGCCTTAGAGGTATCAGAAGCACATAAGCAATATGAATTTTTAAGTCAAGAGAGTAGTCAAAAATTAATGATTGCGCACCGTGTGACATCACCTATTCTTTTCGGTATTAAAGACAGTACAGGACTTGGAAACAACGCTAATGAAATGGAGTCAGCTTTTAATGAGTTAATGATCAACGTAATTCAACCAAAAAAAGAAGCTATACTCGATGCATTAATGGAAATATTTGCAAGAGAAAAGATTTTAATTGATTTGGATTTTATACCACTTAGAACTATTGTACAACCTACGCAATTATCAAAACACGAACACCATACTGACGATATTCTAGCCGATGCACTTATTGACTTGGGCGAAGAAATAGACGAAACAGAATGGGAGTTAATAGATGAGCGTGTGCAGGACGGTATTCCCGAACTAAACGAAATATCTTTATCATTAGCCTACGTTCCGAGTAATTTCCCTGAGAGAGAAAGCAAACAAGACACAGCATTATTCAAAATACGATACAGTTACGAGGGTTCGCAAAGTCCAGAAAGAGACTTTTGCCGTAAAATGGTGAGCGCAAAGAAAGTATATCGTAAAGAAGATATAGACGCAGCTAGCAAAAAAGCAGTTAATAAGGGGTTCGGTGCTTATGGCGCAGACACTTATGACCTATTTTTATACAAAGGAGGTGCACGATGCCAGCATTTTTGGATGCGAAAAATCTATTTGAAGTCAAACAATGACCAAATATCGTCTAAAAAGGCACGTGAACTACTAAATGAATTAGACCCGAGCATAAGAAAAGATGCGAATTTTGAACAAAACGACCCCTTAGTAGCAAAAATGCCAGCAGATATGCCGAATCAAGGATTTTTAACAGCTAGATAATTATGGAAACCTTACTATTAAACGATAACGACATCTCAAAAAACACCATTTTAGGTGGTAATATCGACGTTGATAAATATAAATATTGCATTGCAGACGCTCAAATTGCTATATTAGAGGAAATCTTGGGAGAGGACTTGTATGAGAAGATTAAAACAGACTTTAATGCAAATACTTTAACAGGGGATTATAAAATTTTACACGAAAAATATATAGTACCTTTCTTAATTCACGCATCAGCGATGGAGTATTTGAAAGACGGTGCGTATATGGTAAACAATGGAGGTATCTATAAACACTCTCCCGAAAATGGTCAGACAATAGAAAAGAATGAAGTTGATTACTTGGTACAAAACCAGAGAGCTAAAAGCGAAATCTACCAACAAAGGATGGAAAAATGGCTTTGCAAAAAGAATTTGCCAGAGTATAAATATCAAAGTGAAAATATTGTCAATCCGAGAACTAATAAATTAACCAATTGGAGGTTTATATGATGAAAAAGGAACGAGAGCCAAAAAAAATAATCAAAAAAGTAGAACTTTATCTAAAAAAGAAAAATGGCACAACAGATAATCAACGTAGGAACAGCTCCAAATGATGGCACAGGCGATCCGTTAAGAAACTCGCAACAAAAAGCAAACGCAAATTTCACGGAACTATACGCCTTAGTAAACTCAGGGGGTATTACTTTGAAGACCGTAGGAGGACAAAGTTTATTAGGCGCAGGCAACGTTACAGAAGTACAAAATAGCTTAACAGCGAGTACGATATTAGCACCGAGCGTGGATGCGGTTAATACAGGGTTAGCCTCTAAAATAGGACTCACATCGCTAAGCGCATCGACACCTTTGTCATACAACAACCTTACAGGGGCATTTTCTATACAGCAAGCCAATACGTCGCAAAGTGGGTTTCTATCCTCTACGGACTGGAACACTTTTAATGGCAAACAAAATGTATTGACTAACCCTGTTACAGGAACAGGAACAGTAGGTCAGGTTGCTTTTTGGAACGGTACAAGCGTGCAAAGTGGGGATAATCAATTATTTTGGGATAATACAGCTAAGGCTTTTGGTATAGGAACTAATACAGTTTCGTATTCGAAACAAACGCTAAAAGGAACTTTAGCAAACGACACTACAAGTGAGGGATTAATGTTCTATTTACCTGATGCAGTGCAAACTGGAGTTTTTGGCTCTAAACAAGGTTTTTTCATTAGTCAAACAAATACAGGTGGTTTAAATGGGAAATACACAATAGGAGTTGGCGATAGCGGCTCAAGAACTTTCGATTTAGGAATATCTGTTAATGGTGCTGAGAGAATATTGGTAAAAAGAGCGGGCAGAGTATTATTCAACACAACCACCGACAACCTAACTGATTTAGTTCAAGTAAATGGTAGTGCATCTTCTACAAATTTCAATACAAAAGCAACAAGTTATGCAGGAACTTTTACAGGTTCTACAAATATAGACCTTGGTTCTCATAATGATTATGAAAACTCAGTAATATTATTACACGAAATATATAACGGAACCATTATTGATAGAAATTTTGTCAATGGCGAAGTATTAGCTCATAGAGGATCTACTGGCGCAATACTAGCAATAGGTGTTTTTAAAGTAAACACTTCAACAGGTTACAATAGCACGTGGGTAAATATGAATTCTATCGCTAGTTCTTCAGGGGCAACTCAGTTGTGGACTTGTGTTTACGGAGGCAAGAAATATATATGTTTAAGATTTACAGAAGTACAAGCAAGAGGGTTTAGCTTTAGTGGAACATATAGAAATGGTAGTGGTGGAGAAATACTAAAACTTATAAAATACAGAAATAGTCAAACATCAACAGTTTTAGATGCGGAGATTGATTCTTCTTTATCATTATATACTACTCCTGCTTCAAATTATTTTTATGGAAATGTTGTTTCAACAAACAGTGACGCAAAAGTTTTAGGAGGCGACAGCGCAGGAAGATTAATCGTAGGAAATATCAGTCAAACGTCTTACATAGAATTTGATGGTTCAACTTACACTACACCAAATGAACTATCTTTAGTTACAACTTCAGGAAGCATTAATCTTTTTACAAATGCAATTTCAAGAATAAAAGTTGTAAATGCAGGCAGAGTACTATTCGGTACCACGACCGACAACCTAACTGATTTAGTTCAAGTTAACGGTTCTGCAATAGCCACCGCTTGGAAAGTAAGTGGAGGACTTGTAACGCAATACCAAACAGGAACGGGAACGCTTGTGGATTTTGAAACGAGTGTTAGAGGGTCATTGCTTACAGGTTACGTAAGCGGTGCGGGAACAATATCTGCTACTGATACTGTTTTGCAAGCTATTCAGAAATTGAACGGTAACGACCAATTAAGAGAAAACGCCATTACAGCAGGTACTACTGCACAGTATTGGAGAGGCGATAAAACATTTCAAACGCTAAATACAACAGCCGTTGCAGAGGGTACTAATTTGTACTTTACAAACGCAAGGGTATTGTCTTCTGTTCTTACAGGCTACACCGCAGGGTCGAATACTGCACTTGCTGCAACCGATACGCTATTGGCTGCAATGGGTAAGATACAAGGGCAGATTACGGCTAGAGAAAACACCATTACAGCAGGTACTACTTTACAGTATTACAGAGGTGACAAAACTTGGCAAACACTCAATACCGCAGCCGTTGCAGAGCTTACCAATTTATACTACACCAATGCAAGAGGGATAGGGTCTGTTCTTACAGGTTACGTGAGTGGCGCTGGTACAATCGCAGCGACCGACACGATATTACAGGCTATTCAGAAATTGAACGGTAATGATGTTTTGAAAGCACCACTAGCAAGCCCCGCGTTTACAGGCGTGCCAACTGCTCCAACAGCTACGGCAGGGGACAATACTACGCAAATTGCTACTACGGCTTTTGTTTTGGCAAACTCCTTGCCTAATAATGGTTTGATAGAGTACAATTTAGGGGATAGAACACTTTGGAATAACGGTAAAGGAGACATAGATAGTAACACAAGTTTTGGTATTCAAGCACTACGTTTAAATACAACTGGAATAGCTAACACTGCAATAGGTTCTGAAGCATTAACAAGCAATACAATAGGAGGCGGTAATACATCAACAGGGTCTAGAGCTTTACAAAGCAATGTTGATGGAGCGAATAATTCAGCTGTAGGAATTGAAACATTGAGATACTCTGTTTCTGGGTCAAATAACACTGCAATAGGAGCGATAGCTGGTGCTTTTTTTACAGGGTCAGGTAGTTTAACAACAGTATCTCAGGGAGTTTTCGTAGGATCCTACACAGTTGCTTTAGCTAACAATTCTATTAATGAAATAGTAATAGGTTGCAATACAGTTGGTGCAGGCTCAAACACAGCCACGTTAGGAAACACAAATATTACTAAAACAGTCTTAAGAGGTGTTGTTCAAATGCAAGGATATACGGTAGCAACACTCCCAACAGGAGCAGTAGGAATGACTGCTTATGTAACAAATGCGCTTGCGCCGACACCTTTAGCTACTGTTGTCGGAGGTGGTGCAGTAGTTGTTAGAGTATTTCATAATGGTACAAACTGGATAGTGCAGTAAATTTTAAAATAATAAACAAATGAAAACAAAAATTCAACCTACATTTGCGGGATTTCCGCAAGAAGAAGCAACAGAAATCGATATTACAGTACGTTTTGATTTAGGGGCAAAAACCTCTCAATCCTATTGGGTATTACTAAACGAAGACAGTCAAAAAGTAGCCGATGGTAATA